TCATAAATGGGTTGAGTGGCATCAAAATTGCCTGAAAATGTGGAATCTTGTCCACCAGTTTCGGGACCCAGATATTTGTGGGCATAGATGTCTAGTCCACCAACAGTGTATTGCTCGCTGATGGTACGATCTAGAAATTGGTAATCTCGGGTCCGGTTAGGCCGGTACATGCTTAATCTTGGCATGATGTATTTATAGCCAATTTGCGCGGTTGTGTTTGGTTGACCAATAATAGCCAAAATGCTACAATGTGGACTTAACAACAAAGGAGCCAGAGATGAGTGATTTAGTTACCGATTTGCACAGCGAGATGATCAACAGTGTAGCACCAAACTACAGTATCAATTATGAAGCAGAGGCTCTTGCCAGTTTTGAAGCAACGGGCGATGACTTGATGGAGATGCTTGAGACTCGTGCTGAGGACTTTATTGCAGAGACTACCGGGGCAGATGTGCGCGAGGACCTGGGCGGTATCACAGTGTTTTTCCGTGGTAGTACTTTGGTTGCATTTTATGATTACGAGCAGTTTAAAGGGCATGTGTTCTAAAACCCTGAGCCCGCAAGGGCTTTGAGTTGACCAACAATTGCCATTCTGCTATAATTATATATAATTTAAGGAGCCCCAATGAACGCAACACGAGCCGCTGTGAAGCCGCTGAACCCTCGTAGTCCTGATACCAAGTACACAGGACTGGAACCCACATGGCGTGTGCAACCCACAGATGACCGAACCAGTCAATTGAGTTCAGCGTTCTCATGGTACAATTACTTCTACAGCAAAAAAGACGCACGTGAAATGCTGGTGGCATACCTGGAACATCACGGACGTAAGGCAGATGTTCGTGCTCTCAAAGGAGTACCGGATTATGCCATTCGACTGACCACTGCATGGCTGTGCCGCATGAGCATGGTGGGCCTGGAACTCACAGACACTGAGACAGTGCGATTGGAAGGCTACATTCAGGAAATATTGACTGCACGTGAACCCGAAGTGGTGGCAGAAGTTGTGCCTGCGGTGGCCCGGCCCAATATTCAAGATCGTCTGCGTGAAAAGGTGTCAGAGTGTGCAGGTGAGCTGGACGGCATGTTTGACGAGTTTGTGACAGCAGGTGCCAAGATGAGTGCCGACTACAAGCCTATCATGGTGATCCGCGGACTGAATGTTGCTCCGCAAATGATTTCGGACATTGCTAATATTTGGAAAGCCAAATTGTCTGAGTTTGAAACCGTGATTGAAGGCCGGGATGCACAGTTGGTGGAAGGCTACAGCCACCTCAGCAAAATTCAAATGCGCAATCTTGTGAAGTTCTGCGAAGCGGTGATCAATGACTGCGGTGCCTATGTGCAGATCAAGAAAGTAGAACGCAAGCCTCGCAAGGTCAAGTCAGTGCCACCTGAGAAACGTGCCGCAAAATTCAAGGTCATGATGGAATTTGTGGAGCTCAAGCTCAAGGGCCTGCCAGCCGCAAGTCTTGTGGACAAGGCCGAAGCCTGGTTGTATGACACCAAGAAGCGTAAATTGATCCATCTTGTGGCCGACAGCCACACACAGGCATTCACTGTGAAAAGCAACAGCATCATTGGATTCAGCACCATTGAGACCATGCAGAAAACTGTGCGCAAGCCAGCAGATATTGTGAAGTCTGTGCAAGCCGCAGGCAAGCCGGCAGCACGTAAAATCTACAGGGATTTGACCACAACAGAAACTCCGTTCAACGGGCGCGGAACTGAGAACCTGGTCATACTCAAGGCCTGGTAAATACAGAGACTTGGAGTCTCACATGCCAGAACAGCAACCGCAATCACTGCCCACACTGAAGCAAAACTTGATCGAATATGTCAAGCTTCAACTGGGCGGTGATATCATTGACCTAGAACTAGATCCTTCACACTACGAAGCGGCTTATCAAAAGACCATTGGCACTTACCGCCAACGAGCCAACAATGCCTATGAAGAAAGCTACAGCTTCATGCAGTTGGTTCAAGACGTCAACATTTACGAACTACCCCAAGAAGTCATAAGTGTGCGACAAATCTTTCGCAGAACCTTTGGCGACAGTTCTGGACCTTTTGCGTCAAACTTTGATCCGTTTGCACAGGCGTCTATCAACGTTTACCTCATGAACTTCAACGTAGCAGGTGGCCTGGCCACTTACGATTTCTACAGTCAGTATGTTGAGCTGGCTGGGCGTATGTTTGGAGCATTCATGGCCTACACATACAACCCTGTGACAAAGAAACTGCAACTCATGCGCGACCCCAAAGGTTCGGGAGAAACTGTGTTGCTGTGGAGTTATAACCTAAAACCCGAGTTCAATCTCCTGAGTGACTATCAAATCAGCCAATGGATCCGAGACTACATGGTGGCCAACTGCAAAATGATCAAAGGCGAAGCACTTGAAAAATTTGGCACCATCGCCGGACCGCAAGGTGGTGGCACACTGAACGGTGCAGCCATGAAATCAGAAGCGCAGACTCAAATGGATGCGCTAATTGAACAACTCAAAATGTATGTGGATGGTTCACAACCACTTACCTGGGTTATTGGCTAAACTGCTCATACAAATATCAAAAAATCCTGCTATAATACAGCATGGACTTGATGATTGACATTGAAGGTTTGGCCACAGGCCCTGAAGCAACAATATTGACCATTGCAGCTCAGGCATTTGATCCTCTTGGCACTGGCTACTATGAGCACAAATACTATGCTCGAGTAGATCTTGAGAGTCAAGAAAACCGCACCATTGAACAAGGCACCATCAACTGGTGGGCCCTTCAGGGTCCCGCACAGGACGAAGCCTTTGCAGAAGATGGGCGCATTCCGCTAGACCAGGCTCTGGATGAACTTCATCGGTTATGTTGGAAGTGCAATCGCATCTGGATGAATGGTCCCACATACGATGCCAACATCTTGGAGCATGCTTACAAAAGTTACAGCAAACCCTTGCCCTGGCAATACTACAAGATCCGTGATGCACGAACGGTATATAGTTTATACCCAGGGCTGCCTCGGCCCCCTACCAGCCATCATGCACTGGAAGATTGCCGCAGACAGATTGACATGTTGCAGGCCACATTAAGGCACTTAGGCATAGACAACTTGACATAATAAATACAGCATGATGTTAAATTTTCTTTATGATATAATGGCTTGGCATTTAATAGGTTACGGACTTGGCATCTCATTGATACTATTGCAGTCTAGGATACATTTTTTTACTTTCAGCTTTTATTGGCACAACAGTGTCAGTCATAAGCATTACACTATAACTCCGTGGCTGCAACATGTTATAAGATTTTATCAGTGGATCAACAGTACCATATGGTATCAAGGACAAATGACAAATTTCACAGCAGAGCATCGCATGCATCATCAGTATACCGACACTGATAAAGATCCGGTGAGTCCTCATCGTTTTACTTTGCGACAATTGTGTACATACGAACAACGTGTAGGTGCTGCCAGATATATCAGTCCCGAAAATATTGAAAAGTACGGTGATCCCAGTGCAGAACCCAATGACCCTGCTACACTGTTCTACAAACGGCACCAATTTCAAGGAGTTTGGATTTCTACAATTGCCTGGACAATAGTGCTAGGACCAGTTGGGTTTGTATTAGCGTATCTAATGCCGTATTTTAATCAGTATTATGGTATTTTTATTGGCGATTGGGTATGGCACAAGTTTGGATACAAACACAAGGACGATAAAAGTAAAGCAAGAAATTTTTTACCATTTTCTTTTGGAGAAGGATTACACAGTAATCATCACGCTTATCCATACAAAATCAACAAGGCATGTCGGTGGTTTGAAATTGATTTTACCTATTACATATTGATATTGTGTAGCTGGCTCAGAATAATAAAATTCAATCCCCAACTGAAAGAACTTGCATGATCATTCCCTCATTGCAGACTATCTAGTAACTCTGCAACAGATTAATATATTGCAAGCAACTTTGAGATATTTCAATATCAAGGAATAAGTATGACCAATGTTGATACAGTACCTCCACTAAATTTTTTATACTATAACGCTTGCGTTATTTGTTTCAAACTGGAACAAAAAATAAATTCCAATGCTTTGATGAAAAAAGAATGTGAAAAAATTGTTAGACGTCTAAAAGACAAGCGTAATTTAGTGATTTGCCATTTGTGGGAGGGTACAGCAACAGTGACATGGAAAAAACATTTTGAAACACTTGTTGCTGAGTTGAAAAATAATTTACCTGATTTAAAAATCATACAGATTGCAAATTCTTGGTACCGTGACCAAGATAGCAAATTAACAACTGCTGATGCAATCTATTACCTTGACTTTTTCCTCATGCGAGTTTTTCATAACATCATGATACAAAAAGTATGTGATCCTGCTGTGACATGGGATAGCAAGGCTGAAAAATTTTTGTTCTTGACTGGAAAACCTTTTAAATTTAACCGAGTTAGACTGTTGTACAAATTGGTGAATGCAGGACTTGTTGGTCACGCAGTGTGGTCATTCAACTGTCGAACCCTCCAAGAAATACAAAAAAGTTCCGTGTACATTGAAGAAATGACCAATCAGGAATTTGCTGATTTTGTAAAAACATATACCAATTTTCCTGACAAATATTTTTCTTCTACAGGAACTCCCTTTGAAACCAGATTGTATGAAAGTAAACTTTTTAAATTAGTAAGTGAAACTGAGTTCAACCGAAACAGTTCATGCCCGTGGATAACAGAAAAAACATGGTTGGCAATAGTCAATCGACTGCCGTTTATCATGGCAGGCGAACACAAAACATTGCAACGTCTCAATCAAATGGGATTCAAAACGTTCCAGGATTACCTAACAATACCAAACTATGACAATCCTGATGACGTTGGATATCTGCAGTATACCACACAGGAATTTTTGCAAACTCACAAAGACAAACAACAGTGGAATGAGTTTTATCAAGAATTCAAAGGACCTGATTGGCCAGAAACCTTGGAGTTTTCACAAATAAACACATTGCCACAAAATTGGCAAGACGAAATTGCACAATCATACCAGCCAGGTGTACAGTCAGATTCTGAATTACGTGCTGATGCTATTGTTCAAAATGTTGAATTTTGGCTTGACAATATTGCTCAGTACGAAAAACAAATCTGTACTGATATAGAAACTAACTACAATAGATTTATAGAACTTGGTGAAAAAAATCTACTAGCTGTGCATAATATAAAAGAGTTGCATGGATTGGAAGGTAATTTACTAGAAAAAATATTTCAAAAGGATTTTGAATGATCATTGGCATTTGTGGATTCATTGGCTCAGGCAAAGACACCATTGCAGACTATCTAGTAAATTTACATCACTTTCGAAGAGAAAGTTTTGCCAACGCACTCAAAGACGCTGTGAGTGCTGTGTTTGGCTGGGACAGGATGATGCTGGAAGGTCGCACCAAGCAAGCCCGCGAATGGCGTGAACAAGTTGATCCATGGTGGGCCGAACGCCTGGGCATACCGCACTTGACACCACGTTGGATCTTGCAAAACTGGGGCACAGAAGTGTGCCGCAAGAACTTTCACGATGATATCTGGATTGCCAGCCTGGAAAACAAACTACGTGCCAGCACCGACGACATTGTAATAAGTGACTGTAGATTTCCCAATGAAATTGCTGCCATTAAAAAAGCTGGTGGGCGTGTGGTGCGTGTGGTGCGTGGCGCCGAACCTGAATGGTATGGTGCAGCCGTGAGTTGCAATAGTGGTCCCAATGGCAATTCAAACTGGGCCTTGAGTGGCCGACGACTACAACAACTGGGCATTCATGCGTCAGAAACAGCCTGGGTAGGTACTCAATTTGATGCTGTGTTAGACAACAACAGCACATTGGAAGACCTATATCAGCAGGTCAAGCGTCTGGCTCAAGATCCCCTGGTCGCCAAATAGTTTCAATACGTGAAATTTCTTCTACACAGTTTCTACATACTGTACGAAGATTTTTCAAAGCTGAATTATTGAGATCTCCATCCACATGATATACCAGCAGCTGGCTGATAATTCTAGCCCTAAACCCACATCGATCACATGCGGGTTTTTTCTTGTACCCCGTTGATTGCCAGCGGGGCACTGGTGGTTTTAATTTTTTTCTTTTTTTAATACAAGTGGTACACTGAGATCGATAATACACTCGATCGTATTTGTGGTAAGCAATGGCTCGGTGCCTAATTTTACAAACGCTACACATGGGTCTCATGCTGTTATTTATACTACGGACCTATATATAGGCTGCTGTAACACACCTTTTTTTGGATATACCTATAAATATCTACAACTTGAAAAGGAAGTAATCATGGCACTAACATCACCAGGCGTACAAGTAACAGTAATTGACGAAAGTCAGTATATCCCTTCAGCGGTAAACACAGTACCCTATTTTTTAATTGCCACTGCACAGAACAAAGCTGATGCAGCTGGCGTGGGCGTTGCAGCTGGCACAACTGCTGCCAATGCAAACAAAGTTTATCTCATTACCAGTCAACGAGATCTGGCAGCTACATATGGTGTGCCATTTTTTTACAACACCACAACTGGCACCCCCATCAATGGTTACGAACTCAACGAATATGGATTGTTGGCAGCGTATTCAGCCCTGGGTGTATCAAACCGTGCTTATATTCAACGTGTGGATATTGACTTGACAGAACTTACTGCAAGCCTGAGTCGTCCCACAGGCACTGCCAACAATGGCACCTATTGGTTGGATACCAGCACCAGTCTCTGGGGAATTTTTGAATGGAGTGAAGTTACCAGCACATTTACAAATCAGGTGCCCATGGTTCTTACCAACACATCTGATGTTGTGGATGCGGCCAATGATGACTACACTCCTCTGCGAACCGTCGGCAGCATTGGCGACTATGCAGTCAGCGCAATCAGCACCAGCAACCCAACTTATTACAAACGTGGCGGCCCCACTGCTGCTCAGACCAGCAAAACTGCATTGAGCAATCTTTACAACACCTGGGTCTTGGTTGGCAGCGATGATTGGAAAACTTCTTGGCCCACAGTGCAAGGAACAAACTCAGTGAGCACCGCATTGACCAATGGTTACAACATGTTCCTTAATGGTCAGTTGGTCACTGTCGGTGCAGGCGGCACAGCGCTCACTGTGGCTGGGCTTGCCACAGCCATCAACAATGCCAACATAACAGGCGTGTCGGCAGCTTCTATCAGCAACAAACTCACAATTTATGCAAACTCAACTGCCAGCAACGATGGCTCAACAGCCAATGGTGGTGTGATTTCTGTACAAGCAGGCCCCAATGGTGGCAACGCTTTGTTGACAACTTTGGGCATCACAGCCATTGAATATTATGCACCAAGCTACTTGCCAGGTTACAGTTATCAGGCACCACGTTGGTCATCAACTCAGTCACAACCAGCACCCACAGGATCCGTATGGCAAAACATCAGTTCAGCTGGCGCAGGCATGAGCCTAAAAGTCAAAAGATACAGCGCCGCATTGGCCACATGGATACCACAAGTTAGCAAGGTGTATGAGTCTGACGCCGCTGCTGATTATGCTCTTGACCCAGTAGGAGGTGGTAGAAATATTCCTGTAGGCACAACCTATGTAGAATACAACACATTGTATTATGTTGACGCAATGGCTACCAGTGCTTTTACCATATATGAAAGAATTGCTCTAGGCGCCACAGTGATCACTGGCAGCACCGTGCCCACTGCTTTTGTAAGTGGAAATAGTTTTTCTGTACAAATATCTGAAGCCGGATCATCAGCAGTGTCAAGTTCATATACAGTGACACTGGCAGGTACAACAGTGAGTGCATTTATCAATGCAGTCAGCGCCGCCAACATTCCTTATGTGAGTGCATCAGTGAATACTGCTGGTAACATTGTGTTTACTCACAGCCAAGGCGGCACAATATACTTGGCAAATGTCACTGGTACACCAGTGACCACTGCAGGATTTACATTGGCAACCACTGGCGTTAGACAATCAGCATATTTTGCAAATGCCTTGGTATTGAGTAACTGGGTTACCACACCAGAGTTTGGTTACACTGCCAGCAACACTGCACCA